CCTGGACGGTGTACCCCTCCGGCATCTCGCCGCTTCCGACGTACACCCCGCTGACCCCCTGGGAGCCCTGGGGGCCGGTGTCGCCTTTTTCGCCATTAAACTCGCCGCTGTCAGCCCTGGCTTTCACGCTATCTGCCGCTTCTAGTGCAATGTCCGCCGCTTCCAGTGCGTCGCCCGCAGCTTTTTCAGCCTGTTTAGTGACACCAACCAGCAGATTAAATTCGTCCGACCCGTCCACCGCGTTCTCCAACTCAGAGGGCTGCACATCCAGCACAAGACCGGCGACTTTCAGTATTTCTCCCGTCGACTTTGTAAGTATAACCTGTATCGCCGCATCTCCCGCTGCCGTGATAAGCGGCACAACGGCAGTCACAATGTTTCCATCAATCTCTGCCGGTAAAGTAACATCTCTGCCGTTCGCCTCGTGCATATAGATTTCTGCCGTATATTCCGACATGTCGAAAGGCACGCCTTCTCGTTCGGAAATAACCATAGACAAAACCCTGGCTTTATCCTCTCCTTGCACGGCCGCGACCCTCTCGAAGTTCTGTCTCCATAGTTTTAGATTAACGGTTTTTGATGTTGGCATCCTCTGCCACCCCTTTTGTTTTTTTGCGCTTGTTCTGTATCTGCTGTATAAACGCCGTTTTTTCTGCCTTTGAATAAGGGTCTCTGTATTCGACTTTTCTGGCTGCTTCCGTTCCGCTTGACAGCTGCTGTACCGCCCTGATTAAATAGGGGATAAACTCCAACGGCTTAATACTATAAACTCCATCATCTCCCACGTCGACTAGCTCCGGCGCAACTTCCGCAACCTGTTGCGCAATAACCCCCATGCGTTGATGCTCGCCGGTTTCCAGCCAGTCAAACGATTTTAGGTCAATGGCATTTATAAGCGCGACGGCATCCACATCCGCCGGCTGGATATTATCCTTTAGTCTTACATCCGATTGATTAGTGATACTGTGCCCATTCATATTTAGCGGAGCAAAAAACGATATTTCCGATCCTTTGAAGATTGCCGTTGCATTTAAGTTTCCATCGACTGTTTTCCAACCGATCCACGTCGGCTTGTTGGATACGATTGCCGGCTCTAGCGATCCGTCTGGCCATATGCCAATCATGGATGCATCCATTCCTGTTCCTGTGCCCATGTTTATCATGGGCACAATATCAACGCTATCTCCGCGCACCCCGAATACAGTCTCAGATCCGCTATCTATAAAAATTCCTTGTCGCCAAAATCGCACTGACTGTCCAGATGCAAACCTCATATCAACGCTATCGGATACATAATCCGGCACGATTTTCATCATGGGCCAATTTGAAACGGATAGCGTTAGCCCGTATTTATTTCCGTCTCCCATGTTCAAATCGCCAAGGAAAAGATCGAAACGACGGCCGCCATATTCCGATACCATTTGTGTACAGGCCAATTCTCCGGCATCCAGGTCAAAATATACATTTGCGTTATTAGGCGCTTGAATTCTGCCAGCGCGTATGATGCTTCCATTAAGGGTTCCCGCGGTTACTTTGTCCGCCACTATTTCACCGTATCGCGTCATTGCTGTGGAATAACTTCCGTTATATCCCGTGCCGGAATGCCCCAACCCGCCGCTGTTCCACCGCCACACATTTACAGCCGTGTTTATATCTGGGGTATCCATAATCAGAATTTCTTGCGGATGCTCTGACGGATTTAAAACAACGTATCCCCCTGACGCACCTGTAATAGCAGCCGTTGCCGCAGAAATAGCCTGTTCCAAAAAAGATGTGTCTTGCGCTTTTTCGATTTCAGCCTGTTGTCGAACAATAGTGTCCGCTATGGTTGCTTTGGCGTCTCCCAGTTCGATTTTACTGTACCTATTTGCTAAGCAGTCATAAACTGTCTTTATTACCTTTGCTTTCGCATCAACTCCCAGCCGCGAGAATCTCACGGAAACTGTATCGCATAGCGCCACGCGTTCCAGCCCTGCGATATCTTCATACCCAGCCGTCTGCCATAGCTGCACAAAGTCCACGGTGATATTTACCGACGGTTTACCGGTGGAAGGATTCTTCATGTATTCATCGGCGGCGGCCCTAAGCTGTTCAGTCGTTGGCTGTGTATCAAAATCTTGAGAAAAATCTACCGGTACAACCCGAGGGTAAGCATATCCGCTTTCCACCACGATAGTTTTTTCCGGTAGATCGACCATGTTTCCATCGCTATCCGCCCAATACGGATAAATCCCAGTCACCACGTCCGAAATACTCTCTTCTTGCTTGACGTCAATCAGGTTTTTCCCGTACAGGATAGTCACGCCGTTGTCTCTGCCTCTGTGGGCGTGCAGCTTGATTGTATAGTTGTCCCACTCAAACTCTCCGCCGTAAATGTCCAGCACGGAGCCCTCGCTGCCCGCCAAGAGAGCGCGGAACGAAGCTGGAAACGGTGCCTCGAAATCTGCAGACGACGAAATATCCGTCCATACCGAGAACGGGTGCTCCACCGCGCTGTTGGAAACCAGTCCGGCCAAGGCCCCCGCACAGGAACCGGCTGAAAATGGGGATACAGGAACATGCGAAAGCCTGTAACTGATATGCTCCGCGTTAATTGTCACCACTCCGTTAATCGGCTTCGATATGTGGTACACCCTGAATAGCTGGAGCTCTGCCGTTTCGTTCGGTTTCGCTTTTATAAGGCTGTCTGTGGTTATCTCGCCGTAGTGTGCTCCGTCTACTGGATACTGCACTTCCAGCTCATATGGCCCGTTTCTTTCTTCTGTTACTTGACATGTAATGCAATCCGGTAGCATTCCCAATCCAAGCGCGGAAAAGTCCGTTTCCTTTGGCGCGTAAAGTATCGGGTTCATATGCAGCACCACCTTGGTATGATTTCTATCTTTGCGATACCCCCAGTCCAGGAAACGGCGTTGTCTCCTGGTTGCAGAAGAGGGAAGCCTTCCATTGACACCGTACTGTTTTTATTCAGTCCGCCTTTAAAAGCGTTCTGTGTCTCGCTGTCCAGTTCTACGTACTCGTCAATAGCTTTACAACCAACCGTCTGCCCGCCGATGTACAACGTTCCGGAGCCAGAACCGTAAATTTTAATATATGGACGGCTTTCCAGTCCTTCCGGGTTAAAGATTTCTCCGCTTTTTACAAACTCGGTGGTTTCTTGCCCATCCCATAAAAACCGGAACGGATGGCATCTGAACACCACGTCGCATTGCCCATAGCGGTTCAGGGTGCTTTCGATGTTCATCGGGCCTTTAAACGCCGCTCGACGGAAATACTGCCTGTCGTATGTGTCGTAAAGTTGGCGGTATCCCTTCCCGCCAAACAGCCAAGCGCGGATTAGTCTAGTTTTTTCCGGAAGATGCCCTCGCAAAAAGGCGCTGTATGTTACATCCAGACTGTTAAATCTTCCATTGTCAATAAATAGATTTCCGTCCCGTCCCGGCACTGTCACCTCTTCAATATCACGCTCCGGTGCGTCATACTGGCCTTGCCCAGTAATATACAGGCCGTGTTCTCGGCTCCAAATGCCGTCATAACAAAAAGCGTTCATCTTCCTACCGCCATTCTTCTCTGCGTAGCCATGCTGATTTGTTCCATAACCGTTTCCGTAATAACCTTTAAATCCGAGTTGGTGTCGTAGTTGTTTATGGCGGCTACGTTCACGCTCAGTCCCCCGGCGAAAAGGGGGCCGGCCGCGGGGGAGGCCAGCGCTGCCGTCTGCGCAGAACCCGGCGCGCCTATATTTATGCCAGGGACATAGCCTTGCATGGTTTTTGCTACCTGCTGCATTTGGCCTTCAAATCCTTCGCCAAGCCCTGCCGCCATAAACTCACCGATGCCAGCAAACACCCTTGACGGGGAGTGTATGCCCAATTGGTCTTTAACACCTTGAACAAACCCGCCAAAAAAATCCCCGACTTTATCCTTGAGCCATTGCCACATATTGCTGATTCCGTCCCAGATGCCACGCACAATGTTTTTGCCGATTTCCAGCATTTTCCCTGGAAGTTCTTTGACCGTGGTTACAACCTTGTCGACCATCTGCCTGGCGGCCTCGAACGCTTTATTTACCAGTTCCGCGCCCCAGTCAACGACCTTTTGTACAGTCGCTTTTAACCACGTCCAAACCCTGCCAGGCAATTCAGCAAACCAGTTCCCGATCTCGCCTATGATGAGAGGGAGTTCAACTGTTACCCAATTCCAGATATCCGCTCCCCACTGCTTGATTCTGTCAATTGCCGCCACGAGTGCCGCTTTGATTTTCCCGGGCAATTGGATGAAAAATCCTGTGATTCGTCCCAGCGCGTACCCGATTTTTGCCGGCAATTCGTTGAAAAAGGTCACAATGCTGTTCCAGATTCCCACAAAAAAATCACCAACGGACTTCCACAAGTTCCGCCACCACTCTGGGATTCCTTTGAAAAAATTGACCACCGAGTTCCAGGCGTCCGGAATCGTCTTTGTAAAAAACTTTACGATGCCGTCCCAACACACCATGAAAAAGTCCACGATGTTGTCCCAAAGGTCGATCCAAAACTGGCGAAACTCTTCGCAGTTGTTCCACAGATATATGAATCCCGCAACCAGCGCGGCAACGGCCACCACGATTATAGCAATTGCCAGCGCCACGGGGTTTGCTGCCAGCGCGGCAAGTTGTGCATTCAGTGCCGGGATAACGGTCGAAGACAATACCTTGATGGCCGTTCCAACGGCAGAAATTCCTTTCGCCAGTGGGCCGATGGCTGCCGCAACCCCGGCTATTGCCAGGATAGCGCCTTGCTTAGTCTTACTCAAGCTGCCGAACCTGTCCGAAACCTCTTTTAGTTTTCCTGCTAATTCTTTCAGCCAGGGCCCCAAGGTCTTAGCAATCGTTTCTCCAATGTCGTGTAGCGCCAGCTGTGCGGTTTGGGCCGCCAGCTGCGTATCGTCCACTTCATCCACGATCATTCCGTATGTATCGGTAACGGCTCCTGCGGCATTGTCCAGCGCTTTGATATACTCGTCAACCTCAAACCTGCCCCCGCGTATGGCGTCTGCTAGGTCAGGGCCGGCTTTCGCGCCGAAAACTTCAATCGCTTTTGTGGTCGCTGCAGCGATAGAGGGCGCGGCTTTGATGGAAGCTAACGCCTTTTTAAATTCCACTGTGCTGTCCTTGCCAGCAGCGCCCCAGTTTGAAATGGCCTTTTTCATGCCTGAAAACGCAATTTCAGTGTTTACGCCGGCTTTTTCCCAGCCGGCAAACATGGCGATAGACGTTTTCGTGTCTATCCCCAGTGCCCGCATGGGCGCGCCGTATTTTGCCAAATTAGTGGTCAGTGTATCGATGGAAATCCCGCTCTTTTGCCCCGCCACCGTCAGCGCGTCCAATATTTCTCCGTATCTGTCCGCAGAGATTCCGGCGTCACCCATGGCTCTGGTGACCAGCTGAACAGATGTATTCACATCCGTACCGTTGACTTTGGCAAAACGCAAAAACTGTGCGGACGCTGCTTCCAGGATATCTCCAGTAAACCCTAGCCGCGTGTTGACTTCACCGACCGCGGCGCCTATATCGCCGAATTCAGCGGGAATAACCTGCGCAACGCGGTTGTACACTTCCTGCAACTCTTTAGCAGCCTGACCGGTGGCGCCGGTCTTTTGCGCCACCGCATCAAGCCCGGCGTCCACTCTGTCCATGGCTACCACAGCAGTGCCTGCTCCCGCGGCCACCGCCGCCGTGATCGGCATCATGGCATTTCCGATCTTCCCGGATACATCAGCCATTTTTCCGGACACGCTGCTTATTTTCGACAGGGTGGAGTTACTCGCGGCCGCTTGTTTTTCCAGTCCTTTGAGCGCTTGCTCGGTGGAGGCGATTTCTTGCTGCAACTTCCGATATTGCTTTTCGCTTACTTCGGTTCCGTTGGCCATGTCCTGATCCGCTTTTGCTTTAGCCCGTTTCAGCGCTTCTAGCTTTTCGGTGGTATCGCCGACTGCTTGTGATAGCAGGTCTTGCTTTTGCTTTAGCAGCTCTGTGTTTGTCGGATCCAGCTTCAGCAGCCTATCGACCTTTTTAAGCTCCGTTTGCGTGCTCCCTATACTGCGGTTTACGGTTTTAAGTGCCTTATCCAGACCGCTTACATCGCCGCCGAGCTCTACGGTTATCCCTTTGATTTTTCCCACTGCGATTCACCACCTTAAAACCTGTCGAAATCGTCCTGATCCGCCAGCCGATCCCATGCGTAATCGTCGTTTGCGTGTTCGGTGTACATGTCGTATACCATGCCGATGGTGAGTAAATCCAAATCTCTAAGGGATAGCCCCAGTTCAAGACACCGCAGAAGAAAAAGCGGCGTGGTTACTTCCCGGCTACTTGCCCTAATTTTTTTTTACTCTCCACCTGTGAAAATTGATTGATGTTCCACAACTCCATAATTTCCGGAAGAACCAGATAGATAGAGAATGTGTCGAACTCGTCAAGCCAATCCTCTATGCTCTCCGGAACATTTTCAGGATCCGCATGACGGGCCATGATGTAAGCGCAGTTTTCAAACAGTTCCAGGTCTGTTGCCGCGAACTGCTCTTCCTGTGTCACCGCTTTGGCATAGGATTTCTCCAGCGCAGCCATGTCCTTCATAATGTCCCGACCGAATTTCATTCGGTAGAGACGGGGAACGGCTGCGGTTGCCCGCAGCCTCAACTTTTTCCCGTCAACAATAATCGTTTTTTCCATACTCAGCCTCCCACTTGTGCTTGTCCAGGCATCCATACGGCTTTATACCAGTTCTCGTAAACTTCTTCTGGCGTTTCGGTCGCGGTCTTGGCTTTGACCATGCCGTTTTCCAGAGGTGCTGCCTCGAGCGAAAGCGTCTCCGTAGCCGGTTCTTTGCTGTCCGTCGTGGTCGCTCCTTCGACGTTCGGCCGGGTGGCTGTACAGTTGAAGAACACATGCCGGATCCCCTTTTTGTCACCGTCAAACTGGAATAGCAGGGCAAACGGTACCGGCTCCACGTTGGCGTTCTCCACCATCACCTTGTCGGTGGCGTCTTCTGTTTCTCCGAGCACGTCTTTCCGAAAGCTGTCCGGCAAGAGGGCGATTTCCAAATCCCCGGAATAGCCGTTGTTGGCAACGGAGATATAGTATTTCGTGCCGTCCGCATAAAACGGGGTTGTGTCCCCTTCGGGCGACATTGATAGGTTGACCGCTCCAGGAATCGGCACCGGCGCGGAAAACGTAGGGGTTCCATTTTCGCCGACCGTCAAAACCGCATAATGCACGTTTTTCAGGCCGTATCGTACTTTATTTGCGTTGTTCCCAGCCATTTTCATACCTCGATTTCATAAAGAGTTTCATACAGCTTCTCGCTGTCAATATAGGTTTCGGATTTTTGAAAAGAGATTCCGGCGGCTATCAAGGCCGATTCCAGTTGCTTTTCAGCCTTTGGGCTTTTTGCTTTTGCGTAGAGCTCCACTTGATACCGGGCAATGCGATAATACATTTCACCGTCTGCATAAAACGTGGTAGGTTCATCGACAAGAAGATACGCACCATATGGCAACGGCGGCGCGTCTTTTTCGGGCCAGTGGTGATAAGCAAACCGGATTCCGCTGCTGTTCAGGATTTTAAGCAGTTCAGTCTCGTTCATCCCTGCCTCACCACTACTTTCGCCCTGTTCAGCAGCCGCTCGGCGGCCCTCTGTTCCGCCGGCCGTATATGTGCTCTGCCGTTAACTCGTCCGCCCCCGGCTTTAAGATGTCCGTTTTCCAGCAGGTGCGTCCGCCTGTAATGCTTCCGGTTATATACAATGATTCGAATATCGTCCGCCCGCTCGAATGCTACGTGATCGCTCCAGCTATCGGCATATTCTCCCGATTCACGCGGGGAATGGTCGCGAATATCATCCCGGCATTCCCTCCCGACCTCTTTAACCTCCCGTTTCAGTCCGTCGGCCACATCCTGCCTGTATTCTTTGACAATCCCGAGTATGGCCTCCGACAGTTCGTCCGGTCGAATCGATTTCACCCGCTCGCCCCCTTCCGGCGCTGGAAATACAGTTCTGTTTTTTCGTCGGCGCGCGGCCCATATGTGCGGTATATATCGTACCTTGTCCCGTCCAGTTCTATAATGGATTGGCCTTCGTACTCGCACGACCACACCACTATCATGCCTTCGGATTTTAGCCCGGCTTGCGCGGCCGCAAAAAACTCCTTTTGCCCGACCTTGCCAAGTTCTGCAAAAATCTCAGTAACTTGCTCCTTGACAATTGGGTTTCCTACCAAATCAGTGACGGGATTCCCGTCTTCGTCCAGCGGCGTATACAGGCCGATTAATTTTACACGGCACTCACGCACGATAATCACCTGCCAACGACAAGGATATTTTTAGGGCTTCATACGCCCGTGCATACTTTTCCCAGTCGGGATTGCCTCCAAAATTCGCCTTGCAATACCAGACTACGGCACGCTGCAGAAGCGGATCGTCATTGTTTTGGCTCTCCGCACCGGCAAGCCGCAAGTCGGCCTTGCAGGCGTCAATTGTGGCCTGTAAGTCCTCATCAAACACACTCGATGTTATCCGCAAGGCTAACTTGACAGCTTCCAGCATCTGAGATCCTCCTTTTAAGCGGTTTTCAGCGTCACAAGCGCAAACGACTGATCGTCCAGAAGCGCGCCGGAACCGCGCGCATACCCGCTGTGTACAATGGTGTGGTTCTTCACGTCTCGCTGACTTTCGATCATGACATCCTGCACCATGTTGTACACGACCCGGGCCGGGTCGCCGATGAGGATTTCTCCGTCAGAAAGACTGTCCTCGACCTTAACCGTGCCTCCGATAAGCATCCCCATCGCGCCGTTCTGCATGTTCGGCTGGAACAAGGGGCGGCCGGTAGTGTCCGCCATAGAAACGAGCTGATTATACAGTGTTGCGTTGTTCACATATACGCACACATTCGACGTGCGTTTGAGTGTGCCGAACGCTTTTGCCAGCTCCGGATACGACACCACGCCGACGGCTGCCGTGGTCATCTTGTTCGCTACCGCGATACCGGATTTGATGGTGGCGATTACATCGTCCGCCAGCGCCTCGCCGAGCTGATCGGATATTTCGGCAATCAGATAGGCTTCCAGTGCGTCGATGGACATGGCGGCCATCGCATAGCTGATAATGACGTGCTTGCTGAAATCGTTCCCGGAAAGCGTCACCTTTACCATCGTGTTCTGCTCGTCATCGTTGGCGACGTTTTCGTTTACCTTCTTCGCCTTGCCCGCGGCTATCGCCGTGTGCTTTACGACCTCCAGAATGGTGCCGGTGCGATAAACGGTAATGTCCCCCATGATGCTGTGCTTTTTTGAGATGTTATCCCAAATCTGGTTAAGCATCGTAGTGGGCAGAACAGCGCCAGTATTCGCCGTGGTATGGGTAAACGCAGCGCGCTGCTCGGCAGGCAGTTCGTTTCCAATGAGATTGTTCAGGAACGCTTTCCGATATTCAGGCGAATCCGCCCCATATACCTTTTCTGTGGCCTTTCCGCGCTCTTCGAACGTGCGCACGACAGCCCCTTCGATGCCGTCAGTCACTTTGTCAATGAGGGCTTTTCGCTTCTCGGCAGCCGACAGAATTCCTTTGCGCTCTTCCTGCAACGCGTCGACTTCTTCTTCCAACGCGGGGATGTCCGCCGCATCCGTGTCGATTTCTGCCCGAATTTCCAAAAGCCTCTTTTCGATTTCTTGCAGTCTGCTCATGCTTCAATTCCTCCCAAAATAATTTTCAATTTTAGTGCGGCGCGCCTACGGGCCTCCGCTCGCTCTTTTTCCGCCTCCGCTAAGAAAAAGGAGCGCGCCTGAATGCTTGTGGTATCGTAAGCGGGGAGATCCACGGCCGCGACGTCAAACAACCGCTTGAACCCCGTTATACGCCTCGTGTGCGTCGTCTTGTTGTATTCCTCTCCACTCGTTAGGAAGCAAAACGACATTTTGTCTATGTACCCGCCCTTGATTTCCTCGTACAGCTTCCGGCCCTCTTCGGTGCCGGACAGGTCTGCGGTAATCTTTAGCCCGGTGCTGTCCACTAACAGGGACAGCGTACCGTTTTTGGTTCTAGCGACGGGCTTTCCTGCGTGGTTGTAGTTCATAACCACATCTCGCATGTCCGCGTGGTCAAACGCTCCACGCGAAATAACCTCTTTGTACTGAATTCCATCCGCTTCGTACAACACGGTGTCCTGCTCAAAAACAGCGGCGTATCCTTCCACGATTTGGCCGTCCGGCTCGGCGCGGATTTCAAACGACCGGTAGTTCCTGTCCTTGCTGATCATCTGTATCCCCCTTATCCAATTTGCTGACCTCCGAATATTCCTTTCGGATGTAATGTTTATCCCCTCCGTCGATGGGGGACATGTTGAAGATTTCTAGCCCTTCGTTATGCGTCAGAAAGCCGCGGTCGAACAGCTGAGTAACAATGTCTAACTTTGTGCTGTTTGAGGCATACTGCAGCCGGTTTGCTGTAAAAATAATTTGGTTTCCGTAGGAAAGCTCTCGCTCTGTAAATGTCATGTTCGTCATAACGAGCGATAGCTGCAGCGCAAACGGCTCCAAAACCCCCTCATAAAACGCATTCCACTGGTCTTCTGTAAAAGAGTTTTGCATAATAGAGGAATTGACCCCGAAATAGTTATATACGTTTTCCTGAATCATCTTCATTTGCGCGGCGTTGACCACAAACGGCTCAGACTGGATTTGTTTCACGTCCGTATACTTCGAATCGAACATCAAAACCCCACCGTTGTTCTCGGTCGATAGGTTGTTTTCTACAAAGCGCCGCCGTTCCTCGTCGATCGTGCTGTCTTTAAAAGCGCCTGACAGCTTCGCAAGAAACCGTATACTGGCAGAGTTCTTAACGCCCTCCACGATCCCTTGATTTTGCGTGTGGATTAGTTGCAGAGTTGGCATTAGCGCCGCATTATCCTCGCCGAAAAAGTCGTCCTTGTATTGAAACTGCGTCAAAACTCCCGCTTTGCTTAGCTCAATCGCGCCGCGTTGTCCTCCTGCGAAAGTGTACCGTATCCACGGCTCTCCACGCACCTCAAGAAGCTCGCAGCGCTGGGGTAGGGCAGGGAAGTACCCTGTAATCTCCTCCATATCCGCGGCGTACATAGGTAGAATAAACGCATTATTCTGAGCCTTGTAGATGGTTGCCAGTCTGTACAAAAATTTCGACGTATCCATGTATGGGTTAGGCCTGAACTGCAGCTTACGCTCTAACGCCTGATTTCCAGGCCCTTTGATTTCCGGCTTGAATTTGGAACAATGCGCGGCGATGGTGCCGATTGCCGCCCGTGTCAGCTCCATTTCGTAAACGCCGCCCTCAAATGTCGTGAAACAGGGCGAATACGCTGTCAGCGACTTAAAATATCCGTTCACCCCGTGCTCAATTTTCTGCTTTTTGAACAGGTTTTCAAACAACCCCATTCATTCGGCCCCCTCGTTCAGGTTAATATACTCGTTCGCCTTGTCTTGCAGCACCTTGTACGCACAGATTAAGGCAATAACACCGTCTATGCGACGACGCGGATCTAGCCCTTTAACCGGTTGGATATTTCCGTTTATATCCGTTTTTACCTCGATGTTATAAAAGCACATTTTATCAATGGGGTTATTATTGTAGATAACCCGCCCGGCTGATAAATCCGCTTTTAGACTTTTCATAGGATCGGATAGTGTAAACACCCCTTGCCTTACAGGTATCATGCAGCCTTCTCCAAATTCCTCGCGAAACGCCGTCAGAGTAGAATCATCAATATGCCAAGGATCGTAGCCGATAAAGCGGACGTATAGCCCTTTATCGTCACGCAGCTCCCGAAACCAGTCGAGAAACACCCGTTTATCCACTTTGTTTCCGGGATACGCCCGCATCAGCCCTTGCTTAACCCAAAGGCTGTATGGTGCGCTATCTCGTTCTCGGCGGTTTCCGGCCGCCTCGTCCGCGTCGAGTACAGATTGCGGTATCCAGTACATGGAATACACATAGATGTTCGGATCGTCCGGCCGCATACAGACGGCTTTCGCCGCGTTCAAGTCCACACTGTCCGCCGCATCGAAACCGCCGATTGCATAGTCAAACGCTATATCAAACGTTTTTCCGTTGTCGAATTCCTCTCGCCGTAGCCATGCTGTGGCGCTGCTCTGCTTGATGTTGAAATCCTTTACCATGACGGTAGGTTTAAACGACGGATCAGCCTTCGCTTTTTTAACATACCCACGCAGCGTTTCCAGCTTCTTGATGGTTCCAAGTCCTGGGTTTGCTTTTATCCACTTGGATTCGTCGTCCCATTCGTCCGGGTCATCCAGTTCGTACAGAAAAGGCAGAAAATGATCATCCTGAATTTTTCCGTCTAGCCAGTCGCAAGCATATTGATATTGGGCATCAAAAATTCCATTGCGGATAAAGCCGTTTGTTGTGTTACAAATTAACAGCGGTTGATTGCGGGATGAAAAGGATTGCTTTGCGAGATCGTAAAGGTCGCGGTTTTTAATTGCGGCTAGTTCGTCAATAGCGATTAGGTGCCCGTTAAATCCATCCAGCGTGTCGCTGTTACTTGCCAACGGTTGGATTATGCCGAGATTGTAGGGGAAAAACAGGTCGTTTTGCCGCTTCCTTATGTGGCGGCGCAGTTCTGGTGACTGCCGCACCATTTTCCACGCCTCGTCAAATCCCTTTTTTGCCTGTTTGTATGCTGTGGCAATGTTGTAAATCTCTGGAGCGCCCTCTCCGTCGTTGACCAGCATATCCAGTTCTATGGCGCTTGTTTCCGTGGTTTTGCCGTTTTTTCTCCCCTCTACCGTCATAGCCTCCGTAATTTTTCGAAACCCAGTTTCAGCCGACACAAATCCAAAGATTGCCTGTAACTTTGCCTTTTGGAAAAGCTGCAATCGCAGCGGCGTCCCCATTTTTCCTTGCGCCTGTTTGCAAAATGTCTCGATGAAATGAATGTGCTTATTGGCGGCCGCTTCGCTGAAAATATACCCGTCCGGCGGGTGCGCCAACCAGCCCAACAAAATCCGGTACACTTGCTTGATGCGCTTGCAAGCGATAATTCGCCCGTCCAGTACCGCCGCGCCGTATTCCTCTAACCATGTCACAAAATCACCGCCCGGACACGGCCAAGTATTCCATCAGCGCATCTCCTTCGCGGCCGCTGTCAGGCAGCAGCTCGCAAAGCTGTCGGATCACGGCCGCGTAGTTTTTCACCATCGTGTTGTAAATCTCGACAGATGGGCTCTTTTTAGTTCCCCACTGATTTTCTCCGTTTTGATATTCCGACACAGCACCGTTTTTGTTCACGTCCTCTTGTAGCATTTTGAGAGTAACGCACATAAAAGCGGCGTTTTCACACAGCGGTTTTACCGTCGCGAGCGTGTCCTTGTCCAGGTTCCGAAACCTTTTGTAAAGACCCGTAAACTCTCTTTTAATTAGCCTTTTTCGTTCCATCTCGTCGAAAATGTCGATTTCTTTTCCCGCCATATACCACACCCCCTCACGCACGCATCACGCGATAAAATTTATCTCCCCCATTCGGTCCCCGGCAACGCACGGTCGTTTCGTCGGATGGGGGGGGAGCCCGCTCGCTCATTCATCGCTCACTAACCATCTGGCTGTTGTGCCACATCCACACCTATCACATCTCCGCTCGAATCGAATACATACCGCTGCGGCCTTGCTCTCTTGTGATGCTCCTTATTGTGGCAATCCCAGCACAACGCCTCTAGGTTATCCCAGTTAAGCGAAATCAGCGCATCGTATACGTTGCTTGGTGTCAGGTAAATCTTGTGGTGCGCTATAGTTGCCGGTTCTTCGCAGCGCTCACATTTCCAGCCCTTTGATTCCAGAAAAGCGAATCGACATTCTTTCCATTCGTTGGATTTATAAAACCATTCAGCCCACTCTTTCATTTTCGTTTTCCCGCACTGTTCTGTTGTATAAATAAACGCCTTTGCGTAAATATCCATGGGGCGGCGGGAATGGTGGCCAACCCAAGCCCACCGCCAATCTAAAGGCCCGTGCCGGTTTCGCACCGGATCTCCGCGTTATCAACCGCGGTGTTCTGCTTGCCACTACGCGGGCGTGGTTGCGGATGCTGGATTCGAACCAGCGTCCTCCGGCTTATGAGGCCGGCGAGCTTCCTCTGCTCTAATCCGCAATATGCAAAAACGAAAGCGCCTCCGGATTCATCGTCCGGGGCGCTTCCTTTTCACGACCGTACCTGGTCCGCATCGTTGATAGGCGTGTACGGTTCTGTCCTTCTCCAGGTAATATCGTAGCATTCCACGGCGGTTTTCAGCTACGCATTAAGCTGTAGCCTGTTTCTTGGCTATCCATTTCCGGCGGTTTTCCGCTATTCTGGCCTTATTCTTGGCAAGCCGTCCCTCGTCAGAATATTTCTTACACGCCTTTGCCTTGGCACTATTGGCACCGTGCTTGTGCATCCCCATTCCGCTCGCCTCCATGTAATAAGAAAAGCACCCCGATTCCTCGGGGCGCTCTTTCACTAGTGATATTGTACCATGAATATAGGTCCTCTGTGTTACCCTACACATAGCCTTTTGATTTGGCGAGGAAATAAAAGAACATTCGCCGCATGTCGTAAAACTTCCGCCTCCCGCAGCTCACCGGCATATACTCCCAAGCAATACCCTGTGTCACGTTCTTTATCAGCCAAAGTGCGTCCTTCCCGGCCACCTTGGAGGCCGTTCGCTCTATCAGGTCAATATCGGCAGATGCTACCGCTGCTCTCTCGGCGTTTCTGCCTGTCGGGTCTCCTGTAACTCCGCCAGATGGTAGCCCCGTCCATTTGGGGCCGCTATATGGATTTTCCAGTTCTCTCAGCCGGCGTTTTTTCTCCGGGTATTGCAGGCAGAAATTATGTAATTCCCGGTATGTGTACTTGCCAATACCGTATTGGTCTAGCTTTAAGTCTTTCTTATTGGGCATAGCGCTCACTTCCTTTTGGAATAACTTGGGAACTTGAGGAAACTTGAGGAAACTTGAGGAAACTTGAGGTTTCCGCTTAGTAAGCCGCCATGGATAAGGAAGGGGTAAGTCGATGAAAACTTGACTTTTTAGCCGCTGCTCCCAACATGCCGGGGAGATATCCCCGTTTTCTCGGCGGTGCCTTCGGCGAAGGATTTCATTTTGGTGGAGGACACCGTGTCCGCCACCTCATTATGCTGATTTCCTTTAAATGCTCCGCCTTCATAAGTGGCCCTTGTCTCCGGATGAAGCGCCTCGTAAATTTCCTTCCGCCGTAGAAGCTGCCCGGCGTGCTAAAACTTGCGGAAACTTGATTTTTTTCACGCGCGCGGGGATGTTGTGATTTGTCAACCGGGGGTATGTGGAGCAGATGTCCCAGTGTTTACTCCCGCATCCGGTCGTATATGGTTTTCTCTCTGGGTGGAATTACCGGCGGTTCTTCAAAATCCGTCCCGCTCTCTACCTCCGGTTGCCTATTATCCGCCGTGTTTCGATGGCTCCGGGTTATGACGGTATGGGTAGCGCACATGGAACGAATCCGGTCACAGATGCGATCCCCCAGCTTTTGGCGCAGCCCTTGTACATCTTCGTTCGTTGTGATGATGATGGGGAGGCATTGATTATACCGGGAATCAATGATGTCAAACAGGCGTTCCCGCGCCCAATCTGACGGCTTTTCGGCTCCCAGGTCATCCAGCACAAGAAGCTTGGATTCCTGATACCGGCGGATAATATCCTGCGCGCTTTCGGAATCGTTGTAGGATGCCCTGAGTTGCTCCAGCAGCTTGACGGTTCCGACGAAGCGAACGCCTGTATAGATGGCGGTTCTACTATCGGCACCGTCTGCCACATCGTCGGGTATCGGTATATAGTCAATGATGGCATTTACCGCGGCGGCCGCTATGTGGCTTTTTCCGCTCCCAACACCGCCAATGAAAAGAAGACCCGTCCCGGTATTCTTGCCCTCTATGTACTCCTTGGCGAAACGCCGCGCAGCTTCAAAGGCTTCCTTTTGCCCGTCGTCCGGCTTGAAATTGCGGAATCTCTGCCGAACGGCCCGCTTACTCAGCCCGGAATATTCCCTCATGTTATTCCGGACGATTTCTCGCCCTTCTGCGATACGAGCCGCCCGCTCCATGGTCTTTTTCTCGGTCACGCAAGGGCATTCAAGAGGCTGACTATAATAAACGCCCATCAGCTCGGTATGACCGTATACAATCGGTTTCCCGCAGAACGGGCAATGCTCGGTTTCGCTTTCGACAGTATAGGCGTTCAAATGTATTCCCCCCATCCGGTATTTTTGTATCTGTCTGGGTCGGTGTAGTCCGGGGGAGAGGCCCCGGCTCTATTATCGTAGTTCCCCTCCAAAATTTTTGTGAGATTGGCAGGTTTAAGAATCCAGTCAAACCCACAGCCATTCCAACCACCGTTTCGGCCAGACAGGAAGTCAGATGATTCTACTTTCTCGAACAAAGCAGAGAACCCCCCAGCGTCCTCCACCTGTTTAGCCGTCCTTTTGATGGCCTTCTTTCTCTGCTCGGTTATATTCCGGACTTTCGGCAGGGAATGGCATGTGCTATTGAAGGTTGCCACAATGGATTTGTAATCCAAGGGGGCGTGGGGGTCACCGCAAGGTGACAAGGTATCGTTAGATACCTCTATACTAACCTTACCTATCCTATCCTTACCTATCCTATCCTGGGTTTCACATTGGTATCCATTAGGTATACCAGCGGTATCCATACCCGATTCAATTAGTGTATAGGCCCCGTTTTCTTTGATTTCCAGACGACTTTTTTCATCGATGTACGCAGTTTCTTTGTAACGGTCTGTGCGAAGATAGTTGTTGATTCTCCAGTGCTTGATAACGACAACGCCGCTTTCAAACGGGATAATGAATTTTTTTAGGATTAGCAGCTTCAAATCGTCATCTCCGCTTCCAATCATCCGCATAATTCGCTTGGGGTTATTGATAAAGCCATCATCATCCGCCCGCATAGCCAAATGGAAATACAGCATCTGTGCCGTTGCCGGCATTTCAAGAAAAGCATCACTGTCTATGATGGTTTTTGCGAACATTCTACGCTCTGCCATTGGTATACCTCCGCTGTTTGTGCTTAAAATAGTCGCAGGTATCGGAATCGTCGCTGTGTTCTTCATAAAGTGAGCACCATATAATCCCGTTTCCTCCCCAGGCTGAAAAGAAACAATTTTTGCAGATTCTAGGCAATTGCCTCACTTTCACCTTCATGTACTTTCGTTCACTTCCTTGTCCGCGTTGTCCCTTGTAAGTGCCTGCACGAATTGAAGGACCATTTTTATATCCCGCTCGTTGTCGATGGAATCCAGCAACTGAATTATGGCCGCGACGGAAGGAGAGTGCGGCGCTTCAACTTCGTTAAGCGCTTTTTCCAGGCTCTTGAGGCACGTGAAAATCTGGTCGAAAGCTAAATGCGCAAGCGTCGAATGGGTTTTATAGTCGGCAGAATAATAAAATGTGTTGGGGCGATTTTCAAAAAACAGATGGTCTAAAAGACACTCAAGTGTCGCTTTGGCCCGCTCAGCCGCTACGATTCCGCGTTCGATGGTGTTCATGATGCCAGCCATGGCTCTGTGCCTCCACTTCATTCAGATAGGCCAGCCCGGCGGGTGCGATTAAATAAACGGCGTCGTTGTTTTCAAGGTCGATTAAAACACGCCTGCCGCTTGTCGGCTTTGGGCGGCGAGGTTCTTTCGCCCGCAACCGCGCAAGAAGCACTTTCTGCTGGGCGATAACAGCAGGGACATCTTCGTCAGGGTAATACTCGGGGTGCTCCTCGCGGCTTTTAATGCAGCCCTCTACCCACTGAATATCCGTGTCCTTCACTCGGCAATAGCCGGCAATGGGTACGCCGCTGATAGTTTCACATTTAGTATCCATGTCTTTATTTCTCTCCTTGATTCCGGCCTGCCGCCATGGTATAATAGCCACAGCGGCCGGTTCCGGCTGCTTTATTGGTTGGCGGTCAATGCCTCGCTTTGGTCGGTGGGGGTGTTGGCCGCTTTTTCATTTGTCAACGATGCAGCGCGGCTTAAGAAAACACTTTGTTTGTTGTCGTTCAGTCCGCCGAATATAGAAAGGATAAGGCATATTTTTTCGTCCCGGCTCATGCAGATACCTCCTGTTTGGCTTTGTCCGGACAGTATAGCAGCCGCGCAAGATAGGCGACGATTTTCAGAAGCTTTTCATTTGGCTTTGGGCATTCGTCGGGATGATTCTCGGCGCACATCATCAATTCCTTGACCGTGGCGTCAACGTCCCAGCCGAAATCCCCCATAAAATCAGCCACAGAAAGAATGCACTCGGTCATTGCCTTGCTCGTCTCCGGGTCAAACATCTCGCTCCTTTTGGCAAATCCGGCGTTTTCGATGCAGGTATCACCAAACTGAACATAGTGAAAACTGGACATATAGTCCGGCATGGTAACGCTGATTTTCTTCACGGCAATTCCCTCCTAAGCCATTGCTCACACGCTTCCCGCGTGTCAAATTCTTCCGTCCAGGCGTTTCCGTCCCGGTTGTCTATCCCGATATACCGCCCGTTTTCAATCGTCCAGAACAGCCCTTTACGGCCACGTAAGGCTATGATTTCGCGGGCTTCGTTCTGGCTGATGCATGTTGCATGGTTAAATTCCATCTACTCCGTCTCCTTTTTGCGCTTTCTGCGCCATGCCTCAAAAGCCGCCCGATTGCTGGGATTATCATAAAATCTTTTTACAGCGGCCAGGGTATCCCGCGCAATGTATTTGGCGGTATGGTCTGGGATGGATTCGGGGGAGAGGCGTACGTCCTGGCCGTCAATAGCTGTCCACATGGCTATATCCCTCCCTCCAGTATTCCGGCATCAGCACCGTCTTTATTGTATAGGTGGATTTCCCCGTCTTCTCCTAAAGCCGTTGTATAGGCGTTTCCCCAAATTTCCGGAAAAACCGCTTGTAAAGCATTGTGCGCCGCCGCTCTTGTCTCCGGCTTGTGCTGTATCTGATATAGAAAACGCTCTTTTGCCAGATGGGTAAAAGGGGCGTCAACATCATCCTCGATGAATCCGGATCCGGTATCCCTGTAGTCGATGTTGTAGACGAACGCCAGTTTCTCGAATGAAGTGGCATCCTCTGGGTCGAGTAGCTCGGCGCGCACATCGTTTGGTCGGCGATTGCAAAGGTTGCAAAACTCCTCGAATGTTGCGCCGTTTTTTTGCCAGAGCTTCAGCAAGCCAAACATTATTTCCGCTAGATGACTAACCCACCGTTCGGCTTCGTCTTTTTCATCCCGCATTCTTTTGAGCAGAGCCGGTGACAGAATGAAAACCACGCCCTCATTTTTGGCGAGTTCCGCACTCCGCCGGGCGGCCCTGATGCGTTCGCAAATGTCGAACAGGTCGGAAAGAAGAAGCCTCGCCAGCATTCTGCATATCACAATAGCGTTTAAGCAGGAACGTTTCCTTACGACCATATCATCGTTGTCAGCTTGAGAGAAGTTGGCTTTCAAAAGGCCATACAGTATGTTTTCGTTCGATTTCTTCAACCGTCAAACCTCCGTATACTGCACATGGTAGTTTTTGGAGCCGGAACTGATAACGGTGGGCCAATGGCGCTCATCCAGCCACAGGCGAACCTTTTCGCAGACGGAAGCCTTATAGGCATAGCCGGTACTGGCGTGGCCGTTTTTGAAGAATGGAACAACTACAACCTCGTCGCCCGTGAGGTTTAAATCGGAGATGATTGCTCCAACAGCATGGGCATGAGGGATTCCGGCGTTAGATACGATTCCCAGCTCTTTTGCGATAGCAGTCGCGTCCATAATCGGCTCCGGCTCCGTCAGTGCCCCCTCGGGAAGTTTCGGGCCGTCGCTACCATAGAAGTTTTCCATGGCGCGGATTTTAAAGGCAGGGGAGACGTCGGCTTCCTTGTACATCTCAATAAGTGGTTTTGCCAGCCTGGAAAGGGCGTTCAGGCGCATGGCTTCAGCGCGGTCGAGTTTAGCTTTGCGCTCCAGCGGATCGGGCTGGCCTTGCAGTCTGGGCATTTCCTTCACGCGGAAATACGTGTCCTCCAGGTGGTCGAACTGCTCCCAGGCTTTTTCAGTGTCCAGAATCTTGCAATGCCGGGAGGCTCCGCGTTCAGTCCAGAGGTAGAGCTGGTTGACGTTCGGGGCAAGCGCAAAGGGACTGTCAGTCACTTCGCGCTTAAAATCGCGAAGATCATCACCCTGAAGAAGAAAATAGTGGATGCCTTTCTTAAAATATTTTCTGTTCCGGCTAAAATTGTGTTTGATATTGTCTGAACTGGTCTCATACACCTCCGCAAGCTGCTCGGTGGTTAAAATGCGCTGGTCGTTGAATTCGATGGGGGTTAAGGTTTTCATGGGGTGCTCCTTTCTAAATCGCCTTTACGGCCTGTACTGGATAACATCCAGTTCTTTTTCATCCACACCTAACGTTTTGGCCATCTCTGGAATTTTCCCGGATGCCCGTTTCGCGGATTTGTATGCTCTTGCCCACTTGATGTCCGTTGTAAAGGTAGCCTTGCCACATTCGTATCCAATAAAGTAGGAACGCCCAAACGGCGAATTAAGTATCGCTATCACGTGGCACGTCTCCATTAGGCCAGTTCGTCTCACTTCTTAACCTCCTGTTCTCGCCGTAGCGCCTTTTGGCCTGTGGTGATTTTTCACACCGCGGTGTCAGCCGACAAGCATAAGGTAGCCGCTTTCTGTGATAAGCGTCATGCTTTCGGGAGTACCGCCTTGAGGACGCTCCAAACCGAGCGTCCGAATTTCGTCCGCGCAAACTTTGAAATAATCCACGCCCTGGATGCGGTCGGCGCTTCCGTTATGAAATGGACAGCGCTTGGTTATCGGCGGTAAGAACTCCATAGAGTTCCTCGAACGTGTCCTCGTAATAGGTGGGCTGGGTTTCGCGGGGGTTGTTCGGATTTACCTGGTTTTCCCCGTATCTCTGTCCCGCCTCCGTTAAGCACCAGAATTTTTTACTGTTACCCTTGCTGCTCGGGCGGGTCTTCTGTTCAAGGTACCCCTGTGCAAGCATCAGACGGTTAAACACAACCGCGCTCACCGGTGCTCCGATTTTCCTAAGCAGGGTAGTGGCGGAGAACTGAACGCGGCCGGGGACATAAACGGGGAGAAATCCAGTAGGGATTCCGACGTCCTTATAGAAATCGTGGTACATTTTCACCCTACCGGCCTCGTTTACTCTGAGGCTCCGGGCCACAACCTCAATAGATTCCACAACCTCCTGCAAAGGGAACTGAATCCCGGATGCCTTTCCGGCCTTTATGTAGTTCTCCATCTTCTCAAATTGGGTCGTGTATCTCGCGGTAAACAGAACGCCTTTCCGGCCGCTCAGCTTATTGGCGATCATGTCGCAGCCGCGGCGGGTGCAATGGTAGCAAGGGAGTTCTCGCCCTGTGGGGTCGTGATAGGTAGATTCGATGAAGAATTCACTGACGGGAAAATTCCCTTCAGTGAGGTAATCGCAATACTGCCGAATGGATTTTATGAGATCGTAGTGAGGCTTGCCTATCATTTGGGCCACCTCGCGGCTGTCGGTCAGCAGCTTGCCGTTTTCTTGGAACACGGTCAAATCGTTCATTGCTTACTCCTTCCTTCAATTTTCATAGGGCTTGATGATTTCTTCGATTTTGTCCAGGACGGTTTCGGTATACTCGGTGTGATAGTGTCCGTTGATGATCGCGGACAGATACGGCGGATCCATTCTCTTGTACCCTGCCTTGCGCAGCTCATTGACAACCCACCGCTGGGTTTTTCCGATAAGCATGAGCCGGATTTTAATGTTGCGCTCCAATTATTCCCACCTCTTTTCTCACGTTTTTATTGACAACCAGTCGTTTTTGGCTTATGATATGGGTGTTGAGGCCAATTGAATAAGCCGGTTCAGCTTTTTGAAAAGCGTTTTTCAAGGGGCTTGGTTTTTTGTTGGCTGTTTTGCGAAACAACTGGTGTGTCTATAGTATAAGTCTCGCGTTTGTGAAAGTCAACGGCGTTTTTCGCATTTGTGAGACTTTCTCTTTTATAACCAATTTTCGCATTTGTGAAATGTGGATTATGCTAGGAAGGGGATAGGCATGAGCGTTTTTACGGATCGTGTGTCCATGCTCATCAAGGAACGGGGAATTTCAAAATCCGCAATGCTCAAAGATCTGCACATGGGCAGCGGTACTTTTGCCACGTGGGAAAAACGAGGTACGATCCCAGGTGGTGACACACTTGGAATCTTGGCAGAATATTTTCAAGTTTCTGTGGATTATCTTCTTGGGAAAACTGATCAAAAAGAAGCGCCTACCGCAGAAAAAGCGATAGGCGAAATACAAGATGTATATTTCCGGCTGGCAAAGTCATTTCAAGACAGTGAAATAGATCCAGATGATATTCAGTTGGCATTGGAAACTATAAAGCGCCTTAGAGAAAAGAAATAGCTTATGTATAATAAAGAATCATTATATCGAGAGGTTCACCGCATCCGGGAGTACATGGGTCTGTCACCAAATGATTCTATGATAGACATAATTGGATTCTGTGCAAGCAATTTTAAAGATATTATAATGGAGGAAATACCGTTAAAAACGCATGGACTGCACGGTATGATGATTCCACCATCAAAGAATGCAGAACCATATATTATTCTGTTAAATAGTTATCGTAATGAAATAGAAAAAAGATTTGATTATACACATGAGTTGATGCATATAGCGTTACATAAAGATATTCTTATAAATCATATATGTCTTTTTGACTATCTTTTTATATCTTCTTAAATGTCCGCAAATCCTTATTTTATAGGCTCTACGGG